TCTTACGGATTCTGTAAGAGGCGTAAACAGTCAACTGTATTCAGACAATACAGGATCGGAAGGAACCGAAACTGTAATTTATACAGCATTTAATTCTGATGGGTTTAACCTTGGTACTGGTGACATGAATACCAGCGGTCAGAACTATGCGAACTGGTGCTGGAAAGGTGGTGGCACAGCATCTACTAACGAAGATGGTGATATCGATAGCGAAGTAAGTGCAAATACCGATGCTGGTTTCAGTGTGTTGACTTATACCGGAACGGGCAGTAACGCTACGGTTGGCCATGGTTTAAGCCAAACACCCGAACACATAATTTTGAAACGACGAGATGGTTCGGGATGGAGTTGGTATGGCTACAACGAGACTATTGGCAATACTAAAAGTATTTACTTAAATTCAACTACAACCCCAGATACAAGTAGCACATTTTGGAATGACACTTCTCCAACATCATCAGTATTTACTGTAGGTACTGCAAATGGCATAAATCAATCATCAGGAACCTACGTTGCTTGGTGCTTCCATTCAGTAGACGGCTACAGCAAGGTAGATAGTTTCACCGGGAATGACAATGCAGATGGCTCATTTGTCTACACAGGATTTCGACCTGCTTATGTTCTTATAAAAAATACAACCTCTAGTGGTGACTCATGGTGGGTTACAGATGATGCTCGTAATCCATATAACACGGTCACCTACCACATTGCCCCAAATAGTTCTGGTGCCGAGATAACCAGCGGTTCTGGGGTAATGGATTTAGTAAGTAATGGATTTAAACTGAGAACTGGTGATGCAGGTTTTAATGGGCCAACTACAATGATTTACTTGGCCTTTGCCGAATCACCATTCAAAACATCTAACGCGAGGTAATTATGTGGTATAGCGAAACATTTGGAACAATTAAAACGCCTCGTGCCTTAACGGTTAACGGCATACAACATCCATCTAACATCTTCAGGGCATGGACTAAGCCAGAACTACTGGCTATAGGCATCGCTCCTGCTCGTGTAGACGCTCCTGACAGCCGTTATTACAACACTGGTGCAGAGTCCTATACCTTCACTGACGGTGAGTGGGTGATCTCCTACGCAACCACAGAGAAGGATGTCGATGCGCTGAAGAAAGACCTAATCGAAAAGATCAAAGCCCATGTCGGGTCATTGCTTGCACCTTCAGATTGGAGAGTAATTCGTGAGGTTGAGAGAGTTGCGGCGGGTATTAAAACCAATACTGATGATGGTTGGGGTGTTTACCGCAGTGATGTACGCGCTCATGGTAACAGCCTTGAGTCTGGTATCGAAGCCTTTGCCTCTGTAGAGGCAGTCAAGAACTTCCAGAACCATGCGGTGCAGGAGGAAAGGAAGGTATCTACCTACGATGACAAGGGTGTAGAGACAATCGGCCCTGAAACTGAGACAGTAAACCGAACAGTGGACAAAACATATTGGGGCTGGCCCGAAGCACCAGACGCGGAGGCTGACCCATATCACGTTAGGTATATCTAATGGCCTTAATTAATGTAGATAATGTCGGGCAAGTTGGCATAATCAAGGAGACAAGTTCTTGGAACCTCCCGCCTAACGTCTGGTCTGACGGTAATAATGTAAAGACTGAAGAAGGCTCTATCAAGAAATGTCCGGGCTATTCAGAGGTCATGGCTACCTGTCCGATTGCTCCATACTTTATTACTCAGATAACTCTAGGTACTCCTGAGTTCTGGATAGTTGGTGGACTAGCGGCTATATATGTTTATGACAATACCAGTTCCTCCACTACGCTAGATGGGTCTATAGATGCAAGTGTAACCACAGTAACTGTAGATAGCACTACTGGTTTTGAAAGTATTGGCACAATTACTATAGAAAGTGAAAACATATCCTATACTGGAAAAACTGCTACAACCTTTACCGGGTGTACAAGAGGAGCAGATAGTACAACTGCCGCATCTCATTCTGATAGTGTCACTGTAACTAGAGCAACCAAGTGGTATAATATAACAAGAACAAGTGGCGCTTATTCAGCAACTGCTGATGAAAACTGGACCTCTACGATTATTGGCGGCGTTCTTGTGATGACCAATAACTTTGATAAACCTCAGTATTGGGCGCTCACAGATGGTAAACCTTTGTCAAGCCAGAAGATGCAGGACTTGGCTAACTGGCCTAGCCTTACTGAGTTAAATGGTGGGATCAATGATGCTGTTACAACCATTACGGTTGACAGTACCGAAGACTTCCCAAGTGCAGGAACGATGAACATTGGTTCCGAAAAGATTTCCTATACTGGTGTAACGTCCACAACTTTCACTGGATGTACTAGAGGAGCCGCAGGAACTACTGCCGCATCACACTCTGATAACGATGATGTAACTATCTCTACTCTGTGTAAGTCTATGAGAGCCTTCCGATCTTTCTTGGTTGCTCTTAATATTACTAAGGATGACGTTAACTTTCCCAGAGTAGTCAAGTGGAGTACGGAAGCCGCGACTCAGACTCTCCCAACCTCATGGAATGAGACTACGAGCACGGTTGATGCGGGTGAATTTGAACTTGCAGATACCAAAGGAGATATCTTAGACGGTCTACAGTTAAGAGATTCCTTTATGATCTACAAGGAAGATGCTGTTTACTCTATGACTTTTGTAGGCACTCCGTTTATCTTCTCATTCCGTCAGTTGTCTCCTACCATTGGAGCCATAGCAAAGAACTGTGTAGCGGAGTTTGATGGCGGTCATGCTATCTTTGGTAAAGGCAACTTCTATATCAATGATGGTCAGAGAATCAAGCCTATTCTCCCAATGAAACTGAAAGAGTATGTGTTCCAGTCTATTGATGGAGCGCAGACTAATAAGTGTTTTGTTGTCGCTGACTACGGCAGGACAGAGATTCTATTCTGCTTCACTGCTGATGGAGCCTCAACGAATGAGCCTAATAAGGCTGTAGTCTGGAACTATATCACGAATACGTTTACTATCAGAGACATCCCTGACCTAGCCCACATTGGGTACGGTAACGTAGGTAACCCGACACGAGCAACCACATGGGCCGGGACTACCGATACTTGGGAGACTATTACAGGACCGTGGACAATGAGTTATGACCTTCAGGATAAGGTTCTATTGTTCGCTGATCCGGGAAATACTAAACTGTACCGTGATAACTCTGGCAATAAAGAAAACACTGCCTTTATGAACTCCTATATTCAGAGGAGTGGCCTATCTATCAATGAGCAAGGCCAGCCTGATCAGACTACAGTAAAAAGAATAAGCGCCATCTGGCCTAAGATGTCCGTTAGTAGTGACAATGCTATAAACGTGTACTTAGGAACCTCTATGTCAACAGAAGGCGGTGTTACATGGAACGCTCCTGTAACATTCGATCCTGATACCCAGTCTAAAGTATCTGTAAGAGGAACAGGAAAGTTCTATGCTGTTAAGTTTGAGTCCACTACAGATATGGATTGGGAGTTAGATGGGTACGCTATTGATGTGAAGAATGTAGGAAGCAGAGGATCGAGGTCTTATTGATGGCAACTTATTCTGATAGAGTTCAGAAGAGTGTCACCCTATATGAGCCGGGTCCACTACCTGAAGATGTAAATGACTTAGGAATATACCTTGTCACAGAGTTGAAACGACTTGGTAGCATTATATATAATCAGGCAACCTTCAGACTGGAGAGAATACACGCTGAACCACAGCGCCCCAGAGTTGGTGACATCAGGTATGCTGATGGAACTGACTGGAATCCGGGTAGCGGAGAAGGCGTGTATCTATTTGATGGATCATCATGGACAAAATTCTAACATCTCCTAAAAAAGAAATAGATAGAGTAGAATCAAATCTTCTGATAGTTAATCCAGATGATTTAGATCATGTATGGCATGAGGTAGAGCCTCTAATCGAAAAGGCTCTGGCACATTCCGAAGGAGAACTGCATACTGAGGATGTATTAAGACTAATATTTGAGGAGAAGCAGGTTCTTTGGGTAGGCATGAAGGACGGAGAAATATTCTGTGCTGGTGTTACCGAAATTGTTGTCTACCCAAGGAAGAAAGTGTTAAGGATTATCACATTTGCTACAAAAAGTGGGCATGATTATGAACACTGGAGAAACTTTGCGGAGGTTATCGAAGGATTTGCAGTGAGATATG